TATTTCTCAATCAGCGGGTGGCACCGATATCCTCGCTGATCTCGCGCGCCGAGTGGATGGCGTGCGCCGGCGATGCCAGGATCGCGGACGGCGAGGAGGTCTACCTCGCGCTCGATTTGTCGAGCGTCATCGATCTGACCGCGTTGATGGTCGGCTCGATCTCCGACCCGACGCGGGTGGTGCCGTATTTCTGGAAGCCGGCCGACCATCTGACCGAGCACGCCAATCGCGACTTCGGTAGCGGAACGCACCGCTATCGGGAATGGGTCGAGGCCGGGCATCTGCGGCTCTCGCCCGGCAAGACCATCGATCCCGAGACGATCGCGCGCTTCATCGGCGAGCTCACGCAACGCTACCGCGTCAAGGGCATGGCCTATGATCGCTGGCGCATGGGCGACATCCTCCGGGAGTTTGATCGCATCGGCTTGCAGGCTTACGAAGACGGCGAGAAGGGCGGCGACGGCTTACGGCTCGTCCCCTGGGGCCAGGGCTTCAAGGACATGGCGCCGGCGATCGACGCGCTCGAGCTCGCCATCATGGAGCGGCGACTCGTCCATCCAAGCAATCCCGTGCTCAACTGGAACATGGCCAATGCGGTTGCGACTATGGACCCGGCTGGCAATCGTAAGCTCGACAAAGACAAGGCGCGCTTCCGCATTGACGGCGCTGTCGCGCTCGCGATGCTGCTCGGTCTGCGCTCGCGTGACCGCGTTGCTAAACCGATCGATCTTGAAACGCTGATCGCTTGAACTACCCAACATGAAAGAGGCAACTATGAAAAGACTTGCGCTTACGGCTTTCATCCTGGCGGCGCTCGCGCTGCCCGCATCCGCCAGCACCGTCACGCTGGGCGGCGTGACCTGGGACACCACCAACTCCGGTAGCCTAAGCCTTGGAAACGTGGTGCCGGCCGGCAACCAACCGCAGAACGCGCCGTGCGTGATTTGCGGCGCGACCCAGCCGCAACAGCCGGCAAACTTCGGCTACAACGATTACAGCAACAACGGAGCCACGTCATCGATCACCGCGTTCTCCGATGAGGGCAATGGCGGCCGCAACACGCTGGCCGACAACACCTTCGCGACCGGCTACACCGTCGGCGCCGGAAGTCCGTTCCTGCTGTTCCTGCTCGCCAACAACGACACGAGCCTGGGCTTCTCGATCGGCGTGGACGTGAACGACACCAATCAGGCGCAGACGCTCAACTCGTTTTTCTTCCTCGACTTCACGACGCGCACCGTGCTGGCGAGCTTCACCGGCGGCACGACCGGCAACGTGCCGTCGCTCAACAACGGCACCGGCTTCCCGGATTACTCCATCACCGGGGCGCTGCTCAATCTCAACGACGTTCATGTGGGAGATACGATCGGCTTCGTGGCGCTGATGACCGGATTGAACGATGGCCCGGACTCGTTCTTCATCGAGGCGGCACCGGCGGCTGTCGTCACGCCGCTGCCGGCTTCGCTGCCGTTCTTTGCAGCGGGCTTGCTGGGGCTGGTCGGCCTGATGCGTTCGCGGCGCCGGCAATGCATCAGCGGTGATGCGGCGGCATCGGCCTAGTGCCAAGAAACGCCACGCGGTGGCCACTCATTGGCGGATCATTCGCGACCGCAAAGGCCGCGTCAAGAAGCGCATCCGGGTCGCCGGCTCCTTGCGCGGCAAATTGGTTGAACGAGGTTGAGCCATGCCGCGACCAGGCGAGGCCCGCACCGCCTGGTCGCATTTCTACGGCAAGGCGTCGTGGCAGCGGCGGCGCCGGTTGCAACTGCGAGCGCATCCGCTCTGCGCCTTCTGCCTGGCGCGCGGCGTCGTCACGGTCGCTCGCATCGTCGATCACGTCGAGCCGCACAAGGGCGATTGGAACAAGTTTGTAATCGGCAAACTGCAATCGCTCTGCGATGCCTGCCACAACTCGTCCAAGCGGTTTATCGAGCTTGATGGCTACAGCATCGACGTTGACGACGACGGCTGGCCGCTCGATCCAAATCATCCGGCAAACAAGGTGCGATAGGGAGGCGATCAAATGGGAATTCTCATCAGCTTTGCTTACCTCCTGCTTTACATCGCGATCGTCATCTTCATCGCATTCTGCATTGTTTGGTTGATCACGAGCTTCATGGGTTGGTCGATCGACGCGAACGTCTACAAGTGGGGCAAGGTCATCGTCGGTCTGCTCTGCATTATCGCCGTTCTGGTCTGGCTTTCCGGCTTGCTCGGCTTCGGTCCCGGCATTCCGCAACCGCATCTGATGTACCGATGATCGAGCGGCCGGTTCTTAGCATCGGCTCAATCGGGAGCCAGGTCGCGCTCGTGCAGCGCGTCCTCGAGGTCGAGCCGATCGACGGAGAATTCGGCGAGGCCACCGCGGACGCGGTCGCTGCCTACCAGAGCGGTGCCGATTTGGTTTCCGATGGCGTCGTCGGGCCGCTGACCTGGGATGAGCTCAACGCCGAATTCCGCCTGCCGCCCTATCCGCCGGCGCTGCTCGAGCCGCTCGATCCGGTGACGACCGACCACATCGTAACGATCGCGCGCTCGTCGGACATCGCCAGCTATAGCTGGGACGACCGCGGCGTTGCGCCGCTGGCCTACATCGCCGGCATGGCGGTCGCCTTCGCGATGTGCCTGCGTAAGCTGTTGGCGTTTGATAGTTCCGCGCTCGATATGGCGCGGGCCAATTCCCACGACCCGGACACGGATGCGCTCGCATGGTACGCGGAGATATTCGACGATTTCGACATGAGCAACGAAGCCGCCGGCATCGCGACGCTGCGACACCTTTTCGTGTTGTTGCTCGGCCTGGGTATGCGCGAGTCGTCCGGCCGACATTGCGAGGGCCGCGATCAAAGCGCCGAGAATGTCGAGAGTGAAACCGCCGAGGCCGGACTGTTTCAGCAATCATGGAATTCCGCGGGTTGCTCGACCGAGATCGAAAAGCTCGCGGCCGAATACGCTGCGGCCTTGAGCAGCGACGTTCCGCAATGCGCGCTCGCGGTCTTCTCTGACGATGTTTCCTGCTCGGAGTCCGATTGGGAAAACTACGGCAGCGGCGCCGGTCGCGACTTCCAAAAGCTCTGCAAGTGCTGCCCGCAATTCGCGATCGAGGCCGCGGCCATCGGCTTGCGTCACCTTCGGCAGCACTGGGGCCCGATCAATAGAAAAGAGGTAGAAATAGTTGCTGCGGCCGACGCCATGTTCGCGGATGTCGAGGCGTTGACAACGGCCGGCATCGTTTAGAACCAATAATTGGTCGGCGGATTATCGCGATCGTTCCACTAAATGTGCGCTTTCATCGTTCAACTTGCGAATGAGTGGTGTCATGTCGGGCCCGTAAATAGCGCAAAATTTTTGGAGGCCAGCTGCCTCGATTTCCTCTTTCACTTCGGCCTTTGTGTCCAAGGCGATTTGATGACGATCGTCATCCGACAACAGTGCCAGCAAATTGCCCATCACAATCTTGGTCGTCGGAGTGATGATAGTTGGTACATTGCAGAGCTTCTCGTATAGCATGAACGTACCGAGCGATTTGAAAAATGCCTTTGGTTCGGGCAGGGCCCCGGCGGGCCATTGTGCGTGAGCCGTTGACAAAAGAGCAGCAACCACGACGGCGGCGGGGGCAAGCGTTTTTTGAATCCTCATTTCCAGGCGACTCCATTTTTTCAGTGTTCAAAGCAACAGCACCCGCACCATACAGCGATCTAGCCTTGGACCCTTGTTCAACCGCGCCAATCAGTTGCTTCAATCGGCCATGTGACCTCAAACCAGGAGATGCCCTATGCCGATCACCATCGTTGACGGCCCGACCATCCCGTTCGGCGAGTCGCTTTCGGACGCCGCAGACTGCTCCGCAGGCAACATCGTCCGCATCACCGTCCCGCAGGAATTCACGCCCGCAAATTTGACTTTTCAGGTCTCGAGCGACGGCAACCTGTTCAACGACTTGTTTGACAGCAAGGGCGGCGAGGTCACCGTGGTCGCCAAGCCGAATACCTCGATCCTGATTTCGGAGGCGTGGGGCCGCTCGATCAATTTCGTGAAATTCAGGTCCGGCTCGCGCGACCATCCGGTCGTGCAGTCGCGCGATGAATGCAAGTTCGGCATCGCGGTCGAGACCGGCGCCGGCGCTGCCGCCGGTATGGCGGCCGGGCATTCGGTCGATCGCATTCAACGCTCCGACAATCCCGACCCGCACCGCTGAGAGGCATCAGTGCGGTAGGCTCGCTGGGGCCGCCCTAACCACGCCGTCCCCGGCGGGCCGCTTGTCCATTCCCGAAAGTTTGTAAGGAGGCGCCGCCATGGACGCAGCCGCGAAGCTGTCTCGCCAAGACCTCGAGCCCGAGGAGGACGAGAGCGAGGACGATTTCATGGAGCGGTGCATCGATGAGATCGGGGACGACGAGGCGTGCCAGATACTTTGGGAAAATCGCGGCGCCGGCGACATTCGCCACAAGACCCACGAGGGCAAGGTCGGGGCGCTTGAGTTCATCCTCTCCGACGAAACGCCGGATCGAATGGATGACGTGATCATGGCGGACGGCTGGGAGCTCGCCGCCTTCAAGAAAAATCCGATTGCGTTGTTTGCTCACAATAGCTCATGGCCGATAGGCAAATGGAGCAAGCTCCGCGTCGTGGACAAGCAATTGCGCGGCGAGCTCGAGCTGGCCCCCAAGGGCACGTCCGATCGCATCGACGAGCTCCGCGCCTTGATCGACGCCGACATATTGCGCGCCGTCTCGGTCGGCTTCCGGCCGATGGAAACCAAGCCGCGCAAGGAGTCCGAATGGGGCGTCTTTTACACAAAGGCCGAGCTGGTCGAGTGCAGCCTGGTCTCGGTCCCGGCCAATCCAAACGCCCTGGCAGTTGCCAAGGGCCTGCGAATTTCCCCTGCAACGATCGACCTCGTCTTCGCCGGGCATGGCGCAAAAGACCGGGCCGCTCGCCGCGGGGCTCAACCGGCGGGCAAGCCGACACGACCTCCCATCAGAAAGGGCACGACCATGTCGTCGTTTGCTCAACGTATTACTGCGGTCGA